GGATCCTCGTCTGTGTTGTTGAAGTCGGCCTTCGCGGCCTCTGTCGTGTTGATTGCTTCGCGCTTGTCGCTCTCCGGGACCAGGACCGGCTTGCCTGCCGGTTTGATGATCAGGTCCCCGAGGACCTCCGTCAGTTTCTTCTTCCCGACGATCTTCTCCATCGCCGTGATCCCGTAGAGCTTCCGCTCATAGAGCGCCGCTTCCGGATATCCCGCGGCCTGCAGGGCTTCCGCGACCTTCAGGTCGTCCGCGTACTTCCTTGTGCTCCTGCCCTCGACCAGTTTCCAGCCGTCGAAGTGCTCGCCAGCAAGTGCCTGCTCAAAGGCATAGTTCTGTACGTCTGCCGCCCACTTCTGCAGCTCCTCTGCCTGCCGAAGGATCTCTGCGATCTCCTCGTTCGTCAGAAGGTCCGGCTCCTGGAAGTCGTACCGGGCAAGCTCCAGCTGTTTTTCGGCCCTTGTTCTGCAGACTGCTTTGGCAGGGCACCACCGGCACCAGTCTCCGCTGGCCGTCGGCGCGTTTTTCTTCTCCGCAAGCGTGGCGGCCGGTTTGACCACTTCCTCCGCCCAGCTGATCAGATCCGCCAGACGCAGCTCCTCCGTGCTGATGTGGTCGAGGCGCGGCTGGATGATCGTCATCCGGATCCTCTCGAAGTCGTAGATCTCGCCGAACAGCGTGGCGGCTCCGAGGCCGTACAGCCGCAGCTGTGGGTTCCCGGGAGCATCCACGCGGATGCCTTTGCCGTATTTAAAGTCGATGACTTCGATCGTATTCCCGCCGATGATCACCGCGTCGGATGTCCCGAAGCCGCTCGGGATCCATTCGTCCAGGGAGAAGTGCTGCTCTACCATCAGCTCCGCGGAAGGATCTTCCTGCAGCGCTGCGCCGTAGATCTCCTGGACGCGGTCGGCGTAGTACTCAGTCGCCTCTTCCATCTCGCCGCAGTAGTACTCTGACGTCCTTGCTGCTTCGAAGTCCTGGATGGTCGCGCCTGCGTCCATGTCAGCCAGGACCTTCAGCTCTGCGAGCCGGTGCGCTGCGGTCCCTTCATCCGCGAAGTCGCTTGATCCTGCCGGCGGACACTCCTCCGAGAGCCGGATCGAGCCCGGGCAGTTGATCCACCGCTCTGCCGCGCTGGGCGACAGCTTGGCGTGTGCTTTAGGCATTGTTCATGGCCTCCTTTGCTTTATCCATCAGCCCCGGCAGCAGATCCAGAGGGACATCTGTCAGGCGCTTGTAGCCTGTCTCCGCGATCAGGGCCTTCGCCGGGTTCCCTGTCTGCATCTTGTTCAGCGTGGCCAGGACCTTCCGGACCTCGAAGCGGAAGTCCTCTGTGACGGCCGGCGCCGTTTCGGGCGTCTCTGCCGGTTCCGGTTCGGTGACCGCTGTGGGGACGAACGGAAGGTCCGTCGGCTCCACCGGAGACTCTTCCCTGGTCACTACTGTCACGATCGAGCCGTCAAGGCTGATGTGCTGCAGGAACTCTTCCATGTTTTCAAATTCAACTGTGATCTTCATTTAATCCTCCTTCGCCGGTCTTCCGACTTTTCTCTTTACTGTTGCCTTTGGTTTTTCCGGAAGCATGAATCTGCGCATCGCTTCAATGCATTCCGGGCAGAAATCTCTGTCTCTGTAGGTTTCGTCGTCTTCTTCCTCATCCAGTCCTGTCTGGATCCAGTACGGTGTGCCGACGATCTCCTTCCCGCATTTGTCACAGATCGTAGTGACGATCTTCATGTTTTTCCTCCTGTGGTATACTTACCTTGAATTACTTTTTCTTGAGGCCGTTTTGCTGTTGCCGCAGCTGCGGTCTCATTCCTTTTTGGTCCCATAGCGGCTGTTCCTCCATTCCTCGATGATCTCTTTCGCGGAGTCGTTGAAGTCGTCGCCGCTCACCCTGGTGTCTGCCAGGAAGACGATCTGTGCAAGTGCCTGCGCGTCTTCCATGAGCCTCTGGTACCGCTCCCTTCTTATGACCACCGTGTCCTGCAAATTAGCCATTGCGTCTTTCCCTCCTCTAAACAAATCTGTCAGCCAGTTCCATGATCTTCTGCAGCGTCAGCGTGCAGACCTGCCTCTCGGCCATCCCGTCCATGACAGTCTCGAGCACCGTGCCGAGGCCCTGCGCGAGGTCTGCGATCTGCGCGCAGGTCTGATGGACTTCTTCCGGGATCCTTACTTCTTCCATGCTTTCCTCCTTTCTCAGTTGTCCCATGATTTCAGCAGCCGCTTCCAGGCGTCGAAGCTGATCGGGATATCCGCCAGGTCTTCGTTCTCGACTCCGCAGATGATGACGGTGCCGACGATGATGTCCGGGAAGTATCCACCCATCCGAAAGTTCCGGTCGAGCCTGCGGAGCTTTCCCTCTTCGTTGCAGATCATAACAGTCTTTGGGCTGTCAATAAGTGTTACCATTTCGATCGGACCGTCGACTGTCTTCTGCAGGTTCTCCAAGCTGGTCGAGATGTTGGTCACGTGTCCGAACTCCTCGTCCGGCCGTTTGATGATCACCTTTCTTTTGTAATCCACGTGCTCCTCCTCCTTCCGAGCCAGATCAGCATGATGCCGGTCGTTACCAGCGCCGCAGGGAGCACTAAACCCTCGCTGTCCATGGCGCTGGCTCCCAGAATTAAAAGAATTGCTCCGATTGCTGCCATTACTATTCCTCCCATCCAAGCAGTTCGTCCGCTTCAGCTTCATCTCCTGGACCGAATGGATCCCACGGATCAGGATCGTTCATTCCCCAGTAATCTCTCCATTCCGGATCTTCCCAGCCGTTGTACTTCTCCATCGTTTCCTCCTCTCTTACTTCGTGATCCTGTCGCAGATCTCCTCCGGGATCAGCTTCCGGAGTTGCTTGATCTCCGATGCCTTGAAGCTGCCCGGATCTGCCATCCTTCTCGCCCAGGATCGTTGCGATAACCCAAGCGCTCGCCACGCTCTGGCCTCTGAGATCCCGTTCCGGAGCAGTTCGGCTTTGATCTCTCTGCTAATGTCCGGCATGATCAGTTCCCTCCGTGCATCAGCTCGTCAACTGTGACTCCCAGTGCTTTGGCCACCTTGTCCAGGGTATCGGCCAGCGGCTTCTGGTTCCGCCACTTTCCGACCGTGCCATTTCCGACACCGGCTTTAATTTCGAGCTGCTGGATGGTCATATCCTTTTCTTTACTCAGCCGCTCGATATTGTCATAAATCACAAATACGCCCTCCTTTCTTTGGATATCGTTCTCATTGACCGTATTTAGACAGGTCGCTAAAATATTATGTGCGAGCATAATAATCAGCTACCGTTTCGGTCACTTTCTGTCTATGCGTTAGCGAATTGTCTAACGCTTACTTGAAAGTATAAAGACGGTGGTCTAATTTGTCAACGCTAAAATTAGCGAATTGTCGAAGTTTAGTAGGAGGAATCAATGACCACTTTCGAAATAATAAAATCGCTCTGCGACAAGGAAGATATCAGCATCGCAGCTCTGGAGAAGGAAATGGGCTACGGTAACGGCTACCTTGCCCGGGCGAAGTCGCTCTCTTCTGATCGTGTCTATGAGCTGTCCCGGCGGTTCCACGTTCCGATGGAGTACCTTATGACGGGCGAGATGGAAAGAGTAAATGAGGAGACTCAGAAGCTGGAGCGGAAGCGCTCCGTCCTCATGGAGATAAACAAGACGAATCAGATGATACTGGACCTGTACAAGCAGCTGAACGCGGCGCAGGCCCATCTGGACGATTTGAACCGTAAGTATGACGCCATTCTGACAGATGAAGCCATCCCTGTGAGCGATGACTGGAAAGGACTGGAAGAATGAAAAGAAAGATCCTGCTCGTGCTGTCTATTGTTCTGGTGGTGCTCGGGCTGATCCTGTGCCTGGCCACACTGACCGGTCTGCTCTTCATGGCACTGGGCGTTGTCGGGATCATTTACTCGATCAAGGCTCCCGATCAGCCTGTCCGGCGGTCTGCTGTTAGTCCTTCACCTGCGGCACCATCTCCTCGTCCGACACCGGCTCCCGCAGCACAGCCGGCGGCTCCTGTGGTCCCGGAGGGCATCCCTTCCGCGAAGCCGCGCAAGCGCGTGACCTGTAAGATCGCCGGCGTGACCTTTAAGTGCAGCCTCGACAGAGACGAGATGCGGCAGGACGTTCTGGATGGCATGGCTGAGGGCGATCCGATAGAGATCAGGCCATACACCTACAGAGGCGATCCAGCCTTCCTGCTCGTTGATCCAGCCACCGGACTCGACTTCGGAAACGTTCCAGCGGATGTAGCCGAAGCGCTGGCGGCCTTCCCGGATCCTGTTTATGAGGGATACCTGGCTGAGTCCGGCAGTTTTGAAAATGAGGACGGAGACTGGATCTCTTATGGAAAAGTAAGGATTTTTGTGATTTAGGAGACAATAATGGCTAAAAAAGAATCACGGCTGCCTTCCGGCAAATACCGTTACCGGCTCTACCTCGGCACCGGCCCGGACGGCAAAAAGAAATACAAATCCTTTACCGCAGATACGCTCAAAAAGGCCAGGAAGGCGGCTCAAACGTGGCAGGCGGTTCATCCTTCGGATGGTCCGGATATTAGCCTGGGAGATGCATGTGATAGGTTCCTGGAAGGCCGCTCAGGTACTCTCTCACCTTCCACATGGGCCGATTATAAGCATCGGATCGACTACATGAAGAAGGCCTTCCCGGACTTCTTTAAACTGCCGGTCGCGTCGATCAATGCGGAGCGCATGCAGTGGCTGGCGTCCATGCTCGCGACCAAGCGCAGCGATAATAATCCGGAGAAGTTCATCAGCGCAAAGACTGTGGACGAGTACTACAGCCGGATCAAGACGGTCCTGAGGATGAACGGGATCCATATCGACGGTGTCCACCTCCCGCAGAAGCAGAAGCCGCAGCTGAACATTCCGGAGAACGAACTGATCAAGCAGCTGCTGGTCTCCCTGGAAGGGAATCATCTGGAGATCCCGGTCCTTTTGGCTGCTCTCGGCCCTATGCGCAGGAGCGAGATCGGAGCACTGACGATGGACGACATAGACTTCGAACGGAACATTGTACATGTCCGGAAGGATATGGTCCGGAACTATTCCAGGAAATGGATCGTGAAATATCCGAAGACCCCGGCCGGGACCCGCGACATCCTCTATCCTCCTGTCGTGATCGAAAAGATTCGGCAGCAGGGATATGTGACGCACTGCAACCCGGATACAATCAGCGGGAATTTTGTAAGGCACCTGAAGCGGCATGGCTTCCCGTCGTTCCGGTTCCATGATCTCCGGCACTATGCGGCCTCTTTCCTTCTGGCGCTCAATATCCCGGCGGTATATGTCATGCAGCGAGGCGGCTGGGAGTCAGCGCAGACGATGAGGCGTTATGTCCACGCGCTGGAAGAACAGAAGCAGCAGTATGCCCAGCAGGCGACCACTGCTTTCCAGGACCTTTTATGATACTCATTTCGTGTCATATTTCGTGGCATACTTTTCATGCCAAATATGCCGTTCTGATGTCATATATAGCATAGTGAGTGCCAAATATGGCATAAAGAAAACCGCGTATTTACGGGCTTTGTTTCGCTTTTGCCGTAAATTCGCGGTTCTTCATTTTCCTGGAACGGACGGGGATCGAACCCCTCGCTTCATGCCTCACATGCCGCATAAATGCTGAACATTTTCGTACTTTCGTAATTCGTGGCATATCTCGTGGCATACTTTTACCTGATTTGCTATAATATGAATTACTAAATCGGTTCGTTATACAGAAATTGGCGCCTGTCGTGAGGCGCCTTTTTCTATGCAATAAAAAGCGCCCCGGCATGGCTCGCGGGCCACACCGAGGCTGGTCAGAAAGGAGGTATCAGCGGCAGCAGCTACCGCTTTATATAGGAAAGTGAGCACCAGCCATCAAACCCTGACAGCTTGGCCCACCCGTCTGCTTCTGCTTCGAAGGCCACGCAGATCCCCTTCGGGAGGATGAACTCGTGACCGTTTACCACAGTGTTGTTGTAGCTGGTCCCCGGACCGCTGCGGACCCGGAGACCGCTCACAGCATTTACGATGCCGGCATAGGAGACCTCCCGGACCGCCGGCTCCCTGTCGTATCTGGTGAGGCCATACTGGTGTACGACCCTCATGCAGGTCGTGACGTACGTGTAGGCCGTGGCATACCCGTCTGCCTTTATGTACTCCAGATACTGCTGCGCCGTCGTTGCCTGCCTTAAGTTGGAGTACCTTGGATACTGGATGAATTCATAGTATCCTTTGACGCCGTCCTCCATCGAGGAATACACCCGGAAGAAGTCCCGGATGCTGGTCAGCGTTCCGGGCGTGTACTCTTCTTTCGTGTTCATGTTCACAGAAGGCCCGAGCCATCCGGATCCGCACTTCAGTCCGAAGTAGTTGTGATATTTCGCCGACAGCGTAGATCTCCCAAATCCAGACTCGATGCAGGCCTGCGCGATGACCGCAGACACGACCTTATACCCGTAGGCCTTGGCATACTTCTGGACGAGCGGCGCGATCTGTTCGATGAATTCTTTATCCGTCATCCCTGCACCTCTCCGTATGTCTTGGTGTACTGTCTCCGAGCAATCTCAACGAGCGAGCCGAGGAGCGTATCCAGGGCTGCAAGGATCGCCGTGACTACATCCAGATGTGGCACGGCAAGGGCAGACAGGACGGCCACGATAAACACGGAAATCGGTGTCCAGACAAGGGCTATTGTCTTTAAGGTATCGTATACTTTGTTACTCATGCTTGAACTCCCCTTTCTCAAGCAAATGCTTGTACGTTTCTTTTATGTGCTGTTCGGCGAGGATCGTATATGAGTTTTTGAACTCTGGGTGAGCGGTGCAAAAATCATCGTATGTATCACAGTCATCCATCTGCTGACGGAAATATTCCTGCGAGTGCGTCACGCCATTCTGTAGTTCATCCGAAAAACGCAAAATGTGTGTCCGGGCAAGAACAGCAGAGTTTTCATCCACCTTCTGCTCCAGTTTCTCTATCTGTTTCGCGATCCTGTCGATCCCGTTCTTTTGGCTGTCCCGGCGCTGTATGAGATACGTCAGAAAGGCGAACAGCGCGTTGCTCCCGATGATTGCTGTAATGATTGTTGTTGCGTCCAATGTTCTCTCCAATTAAAAAGGGCGAGGAATAATCCCTGCCCCGCGGATGGTGGCAATAGTGATTTAAAGTGTCCTTTAATCACCATATACCACTTCGTTGTAGCTTCTCATGATAAATGGACATAGATAGAAGTATTCACATTTAGAACACTTTTCATCGTTTAACACAAGTGTTTTATTTGCGAAATCTTTATCACATATATCTTTTGAGATTTTCATATAAATGTGTCCTTTAAGCCTCTTCTTCAGGCGTCTCTTCCGGGACTACGGTGTGCTTGTAGCACTGATGCATGAGCGGAAAGCCTTCTGCGCTGAACAGGATAGCCGCATGGGACATGGTGTTGGATACTGCCGCCGCCGCAAGGACTTCGTGGTACTTGGATTCAGCTTTCAGCTGTGCCTTGTCTGCATCTTCATCATAGGCAAAGTGCTTGATATCGCCATAAGAACCGTCTGCGTACTGCTGGATTTCCATAACGTAAAACTGATATACCATTTTGTTTTCTCCTTATATTATTTATGCGTTTGCAAGCAGAATTAACTGCTCTGCTACCGTTGTTGCTACGCAATTCGTTCCGGGAGCGATGGTTGCCCCGGTTGCGATTGCGGCTGTTACCTTGTAAAGCGTATCGTTGACTATCACATAGTTGCCAATGGCGTAATTCTTTGTGGCTGTATAGCTTGTCTCCACTCCGCTGATAAGCTTCTGCTGTGCAGAAATGCGGTTCTCGATGTACCTTCCTGTCTCTGCTTTGTACTCCACAGTGCTGTCTCCTGTGTCTGCCCAAATGTTGTTGTTTCCGAGCAATGTGCGGACTTCTGTGGGAGTGAGGGTGTAGGTTGTAGGGTTTGTAATAGGGTAAACAAATGTTTCGTCTGCAAATTGTGTTTTAAATGTACTTACATCTGTTATATCATCATAACGGACAAAAATTTGTGCGTTATTGGAACACATTGCAAAGTCTCCATTTTCTGCATAACCTGCAAAACCTTGCGCTGAAAATGTGGTTGCTCTACTGATGTCTCGTAAAAACGAGCAAGCACCCTTTTGGTAGGTACTGGCTTTTCCCTTCTGGTTTACATAGAAAACGGGGTGTGCGTATGATGTTGTTCTAACCCACGCCATGTTTTTGACAGCTATCATTGTCCTATCTAACGTCAGCACCCCTGTGGTCACATCCAGCGTACCGCCGTAGACTGTTCCTGCGGATGCAAGGGAGACGGTGTATTCGGATGCGGTGTAAGGCTCATATGTGCTGTCTGCAATGGATGCGGGACGAAGCATCGGATAGAATATCTGGTCAATGGTGTAGCCGCTCTGGATTCGGATACGGATATTGTAGGTATGCGAACCGATGAGTGTTCCCCTTGAGCCGCTCCCGGTATCCGTGATTTGTGTTGCGGCATTTGCAGTGACATCGAATATCCAAATCTGGTATGTACTTGCACCACCACCTTCCGGGCATCCAGTAAGGATGAACTCGCCATCCAGACCAGTAATGGTATTCCCGGCATTACAGGTCGGAGATGCTGTGCCAACGGCATGAACAGAACCATCTGCATTGACCGTAAACGCAACATTGTTATATGTCGGATTGATGACATATTTCGGTAACAGGTTCTTCCCTGTCCTTGTCACCTTTACCACATCCCAACCGCTGATTGCTCTGACATTGGACGGCGAAGGGTCACCGCTTCCGCTCTGCTTCGGCTCAATGCTTATCTTCAAATCTTCCACCGGGACATTATCCGCACCATCTGTAAAAGAAGCTACTGCTCCTGATGCGGATGCAGCGGGAAGCGCAGAAGCTAAAGCGCTCTTTAAATCATTAACCGCGTCACCTGTTGCCTTCGCATCGGCCGCTTCTCCTGCGATGGAAAGAGTCGGATCAACCTCGACATCCGAGCCGCCGTATACGCCGCCAGATACCCACGCCGTTCCGTTATAGTAATACCAGTTCCCGGACGTATATCCTGCCTCGGAGCCGGTGTACAGATAGATTTTGCCAGTGTCCGTCATACCCGCTGCAGTGGAGACCGCTACCGGAGTGCCGACCAGAGTCTTCAGCTGATCTACGTACGCCTGCATGCCTCTGATGTCGGAATCAGAGATCACAGCATCGTCCGTCACTCCTGCCTTGTCCACGATCCAGACGACCGCAGCTGTGCCGATGACGTTTTCGCCATCACGCAGGACGATCTTCGACCAGACCTTCCCCGCCTTTGCGGCAAGCTGTTCCTGCACGGTGTAGTCGATCGTGCCGTCGCTGTTGTACACGCAGTTCTGGATGACGGCATACCCGTCGGGTTTTGTCGCCTCAAGTGTCGCACTCGCTCCCGTGAACGTGGTGACCGTGCCAGGGACAGCGATTGGCGTGAAGTGGAACGTCCGCGTGCCGACGTCGTACTGGCTTATATGGATCGTGAGCGGGACGCCGCCGGGCACAAAATTCAGATTGTAGTTATTCTGATACATCTTCTTTGCTTGCCTCCTCGTAGGCTTTTTTGTCTGTCTGGTACTGCTGCTCATCGATGCGGGTCAGCTCACCCAGCGCTCCCTCGATGACCGGGATGAGCGCGAAGGCCGGAAGACCGCTCTCGTTGATAGCCGTGACGATCTTCTCGCGGAATTCTCTGACCGCCATAGTCGCCGGTTTATCCATGGTTCCTCCTTTCCAGTTCCGTGATCCTTGTGTTCAATGACTGTATAACTGCGACCAGGTCAGCGATCAATTCTGTGTAATTGAGTCCCAGCGCGTTCCTGGTACCTATCTTTCGTATATCCGTCTCTGTGACGATGCTCCAGTTATCCCGGACCAGCTTCTGCACATCCTGCGCAATAAAGCCGTGATTCTTGACCGCTGGCTGTTCCTTGAGCGCAAATGTGACCGGTTTCAGACCGTACACCACCCGGCATGCTTCGTCGGCTGACAATTCCTCGATATCCTGCTTCAGATCACGATCAGAAGATTGAATAAAGTTATTCGCAAACGCATTACCACGGCAGATAATATCGGCATCACCTATTCCACCATTCGTCCACAAGCACCCCTCTGTTGAGAAATGTCCTGTGCAGTACAGACCGTAGCTTCCTCGACCATCTCCACCTTCCGGGACGATACTGACCGTGGTCACACTCCCTTTGACAGCCAACTCGCCACAAGTTACGATGCCGTTTTCAATCTTCGCCTGCTGACCATCAGAATCGTTGCCGGGTATGCCACCCTGTTGTGCGCCGCTTACTGTCTGAATGATCGTACGCCCCGTAAGCGTCCCGGATTTGATGTTATCGGCATTGATATTCGTTACGTTTACGAGGCTCGCGTTTATCGTCCCTGTTTGGATGTTCGAGCCGCTGATCCTCGTTGTGCCGTCTGTGAGCTGTGATGAGAAGATGACATTGCCATCAATAAGGACATTGCCACTTCCTTCGCTGATCGTGTTGCCGTCAGCGTCCTTAAGCGTGACCTTAATGGATGCCCCGGATGTTTTCCCGGCTTTCCCGGTCACGCCAAGCGATATGGTGTGCGCAGTCTGTGCGATCTGGGATTCTGTCTCCTGCTTCGTTGAGTACGTTTCGCTAACAGTCTGCGTGATCTCGTCTGCCTTGACGGATATGGCAGCGTTCATCTGGATCGTGGTGCTATAGTTCGATAGCGTTTGCGCCGCTTCCAGACGGATCTCTGCGGCGGTCTGCGTGATCCTTGTACCCAGTTCCGTCACAGCGTATTCAATGGCGTGCGGTTTAAATATAGATATTTCCTGTGTGAATTTCATAGCCTAATCCTTAATAGTTGTCAGGGAATATAAACCGATACACAGAAACGATCAGCCCGGCAACGGCTGCGCCGTTGTAATGAAAGGCGATTGTGCCACCTGTGTTTGCCGCAGCCCACGTGATCAGGTTTCCTTTCGATGCAATCTCAACAGGCGCACCATCCTTTCTTCTAAATACCAGTCCACAATAATATGCGTAATTATCGGTCGGATGCGTCACAACGATAATGTACGCACCGTTCTGATTTAAGATGCCACCAGCGTTGCCTTGCGATGTTGTTTCCATCGTTCGAAAATAATACGGATCACAAGACCATATTCCCCACGTTGCGCCACCATCCGATGTCTTTCGTTCATATGTGGTTTCTACAGGATGATAACAGACCAAAGTCTGTTTTATATTCTGTGTCTGTGTTGGTGATGTCGATGATTCAACCGTAAGTCGGAAAGCCATTGATACAGGCGAATTGACGATTGTCCCTGCTGTTGCATTACTATTGCAATAGTATTCGCCCGGTGTGACATATTCATTTAAATCGGCATTTTGCGGTACAGACTTAACCGCTTTGAGCCGTTTTGTATTATCACCAAGTTCGTTAATAGCTCCGATCACCGCTTTCGCAGAAGTCCCCAGACCGCTATATGTTTTGGATGTCAGCTTGTCAAGAATTTTGTCCGCAAGCAGGTTATAGTCGATGGTTTGCCCCTCGTTGGTGCTCCGGTTGACCATTACCAGACTGTCGTTTGTGGTCGGCTCAGTGGCGAGCTGTGTGAAATTCTGTACTCTTTCATCTACAGGCATTGTTTTCTCCTCTATGCGTAGTCATACCCAAAGACTGGATAGGTATCGACAGAATTATTGGTAAACACCCATCTGCCCTGACTTGTGACCGGATAAGCATCGTCGAGCATCAGGAACACCCCTACCACCTCGCCGCCGTAGCCGAAGGTATCGTTCTCCACGGTGATCGTGTAGCCGCTCCCGATGTACTCCTGCCCGTCTTCTGTCTTCTTGTACCACAGGAAGTATTCCGGATCGAACGTGCTGGTCGAGTCGTTTCGGTTCAGATAGACGTGCGCGTTGATCGTCGTGGTGCCGTCGCCGTTGTCGGTGTAGTCGCAGTTATAAAAGATACCACTGCCGACCTGTTCCACAACTTCTGCCGCGATCTTGTCGGACTCGATCTGCAGTTCTGCTTTGGTGACGAAGTTGGAAGTGTCGATGACGCCTTCTGCAGAAATATGCATCTCACCGGTGACCAGATTCCAGAAGTTCTCCCCGGTTTGGTCGCGGATGATTCCCGTCTTGATCAGGTTGGCGTTGATGATGCCGCTCGTAATCATGTTGGCGTTGATCTGGCCGTCCTGCGTCAGCGCCACGTCGTCGAACGGTCCGTCGTAGCCGCTGTGTGAGTGACCGAGGCCGCCCATGTTCCAGCGCCAGACGTTGACCGCCGTCTCTTTGTCCGGCGTGTCCATGATCAGCAGCTCCTCTGGCTCACCATTCGCGTTGAGCGTATACCGGATGTAACCGCCGAGGCCGCCGGTGATCATCTGTGTGGCGTGCTCGATGGCTGACTGCAGGAATGTTTTCGTCGGCAGCTCCTCGAAGATCCCGGAAGACTCAATGACGGCCTGCGCGAGGTTCGTCCGCGCGTCGCCCAGCTCGATCTTGTTGTAGCGCTCTGCCAGAACGTTGTACTCGACCTTGATGACCTTCGCCTTGGCCTCCACGCCCAGCTTCGGATGGATGACCGTGACTGTGTCGCACAGGTTCACGCGCTGAAGCGTCGCGATATTCTTGTATTCTTCCGTGTCGGAGAGATCTACGAAGGATACCTCGATATTCTGGGAGAGTTTCCAGTTATCGGATGCCGCAAGGTAGTTCTGCCCTGCTGCCCGGAGCTGCTCTACAGTCGGCGCCGCGTTCTGGAACTGGCTGGTAAGATCCACCGGCACGATCATCATCTGGGAGTAGTCGTAGACGTGCTCGCCGTACAGGACCTTTTCCGGCAGCGTGACGACCGTGTCCTCGCTCGCATAGTACGGGACGATTGCAGTGTAGACGTTTCCGCTGTTGGTCTCGTTCTTCAGGTCCGTGAGGTTCTTCCCGTACCGGATCGTGACGCCCCTGTCCTGCCCACGGTGCAGATGCAGTTTAACCGTGTACATGTCCCATTCGTACTCGCCGGTACCATACACATCCAGGATGCTTCCGGTCTGACCGCCCAGGATCGAACGGACCGAAGACGGGACCGTCAGATTGAACCGGGCCGCGTTGGTCTTGTCCGTCCAGAAGGTGAACGGCGTGGTCCCGGCCACGTTGTCCGTGATGGCTGCCAGTGCCGCCGCACAGCTGCCTGCTGTGAACGGCATGACCACCGTCTTCGCGAGCTGGTAGCTGATATGCCGAGCGTTGACGGTCACAATGCCGCCGATCGGCCTGCTGATCTCATAGATCCGGAACGCCTGGTTAAGCGCTCCCGGCCTCGGCTGCGCGTACAGGATCCGCTCTTCCGCAAGTTCCGCAAAATGGATCCCGGCCATCGGGTAGGTCATGGTCAGCTCGAAGATGCCGTTCCGTTCCTCCCGGATCACGCAGGTGATCGCATCCGCGAGCCGGCCGATGCCGTTCGTGGTAAATGTCGATTCAGTTGATTCGTAAAGGATAGGAATCATAAGATCCACCACCTCGGTGTGATGATCACTCGCGTGATGCCGGTGCCAGGATTGACGCCGTTGCTCCCCGGCTCAAGGACCGGGAACTCGCCGCTCGAGAGTGTGATGTAGTCGTTGCAGTTCGTGGCGCCGTAGTAGGCGTCCATCATCTCGCTGTCGATGTCGATGTAGCCAGGATTCTGTGTGATGGTGATCGTCTCTGAACCGATGCCCAGTGTGCCGGTCCCGTAGACTCTTATCAGCGGCTTCGATGCGAACCGGGTCGGGTTCGTAATGCTGCCTGCTGCCGTGAACTCAACAGGATGCTCGCCGCTCTTCAGGAACCGCTGCGGCATCCGGTCGAAGGTCAGGTCGAACTGGCCCTGCTTCCGGATCTGTGTGGTCTCCACGGACAGGCCGGAGACGTACCGGGCCATCATGTAGGTGTCCGGGTTGTAGGTGTCCTCGAGCCGCCTGTAGCCTGCTGCCGAAAGTAGGTAGTTCCGGAGGCCTTCCACGTTTTCATGGAACTGGTCATAAATGAACGCGGGATAGGTCAGATCCACGTTCTCAAAGCGCCCATTGTCCAGTGTCAGCGTGCCGCTCCTGCCCGGAACAGCGACCGTCTGGATGCTTCTGGGCGCCGCGTCGAACACTGTGGTGCCGGATATGAATACACCGAAGTCCCGCGAGGAGACTCCGTCAAAAGTGAAATAATTGATCATGCCCATACCGCCGTCTGCTGTTTCTGTGCGGCCACGATCTTGCGCGTGACCTCGTCTGCCAGCTGATTGATATCCTGTCCCTGTGCGCCGTATACGTTGACCTGGATGTTCGTCTCACCGCTTCCGACCAGCTGCCTCAGCTTGTCCATGCCAAGGACGACTTCACCGCCTGCTCCATCGCCGAAGCCCTTATACCCGGAAGGCGTCTGCAGGACCGTCGGCTGCGTGAACAGCACCGGGTTGTTGTACGCTTTCCTGTACCAGTCAACGCTGATATGCGGAACGCCCTGGGTAAACCAGTCGATCGGGTTGATCGAGCCGGAAACGGAAAAGTGCGGGAGCGCGATGTGCGGCAGCTTCCACTCGAAGTTGAAGAAGCCTTTGATCTTCTCGATAGCGTTATGGACCGCATCTTTCGCCGCTTCGATCTTGTCCGCGATGGCGTCCTTCATAGCGCCAAACTTCTCTGCGGCCTTGTCCTTGATGTTGCCGAAGGACTCAATGACCTTCCTGCCCATCTCCAGCTGCTTCTGTACTGTCTGCCGCTGCATGTCAGCGAATCGATTGATAACGTTATCCTTCAACCATGTTGTAGCCGTGGTTGCCTGATCACGCATGTTCTGGAAGTGGCTCGTGACCGCATCCTTCAAAGTGCTGGCTGCATTGCTGACGCCTTCCTTTAAGGCTCCCCACTTTTCTACGACCCAATCCTTGACCTTGCCCGCTGCCTCTTTGATCGTGTCCCAATTCTTGACCAGCAGGACGCCGAAGGCAATGACCCCACCGATGGCAAGCGTCAGAGGCCCACCAAGGACACCGATGACAGTACCGAGGACGCTGATGACGGAGCCGATATTGCTCACCAGACTGCCGATGATGGTAATGGCGGGACCGACCGCCGCGACGATGGCACCGACCTTCACAATGGTCTGCTGCTGTTCCGGTGTAAGTGCCCTGAACTTCTCCGTTAGCGTTCCCGTCAGATCCGCGAACTGCTGGATAACCGGAGCCGCTGCCGTCTGGATGGCTGCACCGAGATCCGCACCGGCAAGCTTTGCCTGATTCATTGCAGTAGTGACCTGATCGATAGGGTCCAAGATCGGAA